CTTTAAGGTATTCATCCATGCCTTTATCGTGATCTTCGTCAGTCTCAAATGTCTTATCAGGATAAGCACTTGCAAGCTTTTCAGCATACTTATGCTTTGCTGGTGGTTCAGGTGTTGCCTCTGGTGTTTCTTCTGCTACTGTAGTTCCTTCGGCTGGTCCTACTGCCAATTCCTCGGCTGTGGTTTCGTTTATTTTATCTTCTTCTGCCATTTTGCATAAAGTTTTTATACTACATTAAAGTCGTACTAAGTAGCCCAAAACTATGTATAATGTTGATAAATAAACGGTTTAATAAGCCAATAAAATAGCTTAATAAACTATATTTACGACAAATAAGTCGTATTATGGGAGAAATCAGAGAGACATTAACACCTTTAAAACACCAAGAAATATATGATGACTTCCTTGCTTTACAAGCTAGTTATGGTGATTTAGCAAGGCATCTTTCGAAAGGTTTTTTTTATGATCAAGTAGCAGAGAAAAGGCATTGTAACCCCGATCATGTGCGTAAAGTATGTAACAAGCTTATAAAATCGGGAGGGAAAGCCAGTAAATGATCAACCTCGATTTTGATACAATAGCCAAGGAAAACAAAAAGCGTAGGGATACCATGTTTTCAGAGTATGATCAACTTCATGGCATTGGATCAAGTATCGATAGAATGAAAATCACCTATTTCGGAAATGGTAGGATTTGGAGCTATGCTATTCCTATCAGAATGTACGAAGAAAACAAGGATATTATTGATGTACTGGTAGAGACTGGTAGTATCGATAAGTTACTTGAATACTCAAAAATCAAAGTCACTAATGAGACTATCAATAACTTCATTAAGGATTTTTCAGAACTAAGGTTCAAATATGATTTTGAGTACTGGGCAATAACAACCGTTAAGATTCAGGATAAGGAATCAAAGCAGGAAATTCCATTCCGGTTAAACAGGCCCCAGAGAAGGTTACTAGCAAGGCTGGAAGTAATGAGGAATAGTAACATTCCTATTCGGGCAATCATATTAAAAGCTCGGCAGTGGGGAGGATCAACCTTCATTCAGGTTTACATGGCTTGGTTGCAACTCATACACCGAACAAATTGGCACTCTGCAATTATCGCTGATGTAGAGGATCAGGCTAGAAATATCAGGGGTATGTATTCAAGGCTAGCAAAATGCTACCCGTCCTCAGTAGGGAAGATAGAGTTCAACCCTTATGAGGGATCAACAAAGAACCGGATGATTAAAGGCCGGAATTGCATTGTTGGTGTTGGATCAGCGCAAAAGCCTGATAGCTTACGATCCTTTGACTTTGCCATGACACACATGTCAGAAGTTGGTCTCTGGAAATCAACACCCCAGAAATCAGCAGAGGATTTGGTGCAAGGTGTAAGGGCTACTGTTCCAGATGTACCTGATTCAATGGCAGTTCTGGAATCCACAGCAAAGGGAGTAGGTAATTTCTTCCACCGTGAATGGCAGGCTGCAGTTAATGGGGAAAGTTCATACGATCCTATTTTCGTTCCTTGGTTTGAAATTGAGAGGTATCAAAAACATATACCTGACATTCAGGCATTTGTTAAGTGGGTTAAAGGAAATGAGTATGCAATGTACTTATGGAACCTTGGAGCTACACTCGAAGGTATAAAATGGTACTTCGATACAAAAAGAGGGGAGAACTACGATGATTGGCGTATGAAATCAGAGTTCCCTTCAACACCGGAAGAGGCATTTCAAAGTACTGGTAGGAGGGTATTTGCACCACATTACGTGCAACTGGCTCGAAAAACATGCATGAAACCTGCTTTTTACGGTGATATGTTCCCTCTATCGAAGGGGAAGAGCGCATTTGCAAAGCTTGAATTTCAGCAGAACGATAAGGGATTACTGCTAGTTTGGGAAAAGCCGGATACATCAATAAAAGTAACTGACAGGTATGTAGTAGTAGTTGATATTGGAGGAAGAACAGATAAGGCAGACTGGTCCGTAATAAAAGTATTTGACCGGTACTGGATGATGGAAGGAGGAAAGCCGGTTGTAGTTGCCACATGGAGAGGCCATATTGATCAGGATCTAGTTTCTTGGAAAGCTGCCCAGATAGCTAAGTGGTATAACAATGCCCTGCTAGTTGTGGAATCCAACTCACTGGATACGGAAGAATCCGAAGGAAATCACTTCCTGACTGTGCTGGATGAAGTAGTTAAGTTCTACCCTAACATATACGGAAGAATTGATCCTGAGAAATTAAAGCAGGGGGTACCTATTAAATACGGGTTCCAGACAAATCTGTCAACTAAGCCAATGGTTATTGACTTGCTCAATGGTTGCCTTAGAGAGAGCGAATATGATGAAAGGGATCTTAGAGCTTGTGATGAATTTGATACTTATGAAATTAAGCCAAATGGTAAGTATGGATCAGTTGAAGGTTGTAAGGACGATTTAGTTATGGTAACAGCAATAGGCTTGTGGATATGTTACAAGCATCTGGCAATGCCTCACGTTGTAATTGAATCAGGGGCAAAGGTTAATAAAAAAATAATTTCAGAGGCATCAATATAATGGAAGAAGTAAAAGCACTGATCAGGAAGTACATGGAGGACCATTTCGAAAAGACAAAATGGCCATTTGTTTCAAAGATGATTATTAAAGTACAATTCCCAGAGCATACGGAAGAGGCATTAAGATCATTGCAGAGCGAAGGTATAATATACCAGAGAAAGAGTGTTAACAACTTGCTAGTCCAGTACATTGACACTGAGGAAAAAAGAGAAAAAGTAAGATTACATTTTATAAAAATAAATAAATAAACCAATGGCAAACATTTTTACAGATTTCGCAAAGAGGATAAGCATTGACTATACCGAGTACAGGAACTTCCTAATTAGCTACTGGAATGTTAAGAGGGATGCGAAGGCTATAGCAAGAGCTATGAAACGTGCAAGACTTAAGAATAAGACCGATAACAGGACTTATTACATTCTCAAAGATAAGTCTGGTGGTATCAATGAATTTACGAAGGACGATGCTTATTACTGGTCAAGAGTTCATAGACCTGCAATTTTAGCCCCTATGAATTACATTGAAAGACTGACTGCCTCAATAGGGTTAGTTACAAGTAACCAACAAATTATGGAGCAATATGCACAGATCCAGCTTAAAAAAGAGCAAGACAATGAGCGAAGTAAATAGAGAGGCACAGGAAACTGTTACACCAGAAGAGGTTATTTTCATAATCTTGGATTCACAACCTTCAAAGGATTCATGTAAGCACCCAATGGTTAAAGCTTGCGGAGAATGGAACTCAGACCAATGGATCTGGAATAAAGACCGCCTTGCGCAGTTCAATGTTCATGATCTGGTTAAAATTTACCGAGCTGCTAATTGGAGGATGGGCGATGAATAATAACATACTAATTTTCTTCGGTACCATAGTACCAAAGCCCCGAATGACCAGAGCTGATAAATGGAAAAGCAGGGATACTGTTAACCATTAGTGGGCTTTCAAGGATGAATTAACCCTACTGGCAAATAAACACCAGTTCAAACTTGGGAAGGTACTTGACCTTCAATTTTGCTTACCAATGCCTAAGAGTTGGAGCCAAAAGAAACGACAAGAAATGAACGGTAAGCCTCATGAAGTAAAGCCAGACATTGACAACCTGATTAAGAGCGTACTTGATTGCTTACTTCCTGATGGTGATTCTCATGTTCATAAGTTCACAGGGGTAGAGAAGATCTGGGTTAATAGTGATATAGGATGCATAACAATTATAAATAAATAATATGGTAAACAAAGTAATGCTAATAGGTAATTCCGGGAAAGATCCCGAAGTAAAACATCTTCCTGATGGGAGAGTAGTAGCAAGGTTCTCACTAGCGACAAGCGAAACTTGGAAAGACAAATCAGGGGAGAAGAAGGAAGAAACCCAATGGCATACGGTTACATTCTGGGGCAAGCTTGCAGAGGTTATCGAAAAGTATGTGAAAAAGGGTGATCCGCTATTCGTTGAAGGTTCTATCAAATATAGGAGCTATGAGAAAGACGGATCAACAAAGTACTTCACTGAAATATCTGGTGAATCACTCAGGTTGCTTAAAAAGAAAGAGGCCGGGGAACTTGCACCGCAAGCTTTCAATTCAACTGCCGGAGCAAAGCAGAACCCGGTTGCTGATCAATCGGAAGAAGATGATTTACCATTCTAATGATAACCCTAACCATCATAGCAGTAACAGTGCTTGTAGCAATAAGGCCAAGACTGGATTTTACCAGAGACGGTAAACTACTGCTATGGTATGGTAGGAAGGTAAGGAAATATATAAGAGTTCTTTAAAATATTAAACTTAAATATTATGAACCGATTTTGGGATAAAGTATTCAAAACTGATACCTGTTGGATTTGGACTGGAGCAAAACGGTCTGGATATGGAGCTATTAAAATAAATGGTCGATGCGTTGGTACTCACAGATATTCTTATATGCTTCATAAAGGATGCATACCAGAAGGTAAACTTATATGCCATTCTTGTGATAATCCTTCATGTGTCAATCCAGAGCATTTATTCTTAGGCACCTATTCTGAAAATATGATAGACTGCTTTAAAAAGGGAAGATTAAAAATTCCTAATGAACATAAATTTAAAGAAGGTTATAAACCTCCTAATAGGTTTATAAGTTCTGATGCTAAAATTTCCATTATTAAAAAGACTATTAATAATAGAGGATTTAAAACTCTAAAATCTATAGCAATAGAATTAAATATTCCATATCAACTTGTAAGAGATATTAAAAGTGGTAGATCTTACAGGAAGGTAGCTTAGACCGCCCACAGGGGAGCGAAATCCCCTGTTTTTTTATAATCACATAACCATCACATAAGATTATGGCAAACCATAAAAAACGCAGGAACGGAAATCACTTACAAAGAAGATCCAAAAAGCACGGTGCTTATTATGACTGGACCAAAAAGAGAAGGCCAATACTTGACTTCCTTAAAAGAATTTTAAAATCATTCAGGTAGGATGGAAGTAAGGATCATTCATAACAAGAAACAGCTTGCCGACCTAATAAATCAGTTACAGGAACACCGGTTGCCTTTGAAAATTGCTATTCAGGATGTTTACCCTATACGAACACTTGAAAGTAACAGCTACCTGTGGGGAATTGTCTATGAAACAATCGCAAGGGCTACCGGTCAGACTGCAATTGAAGTACATGAAGGGTATAAGGTTAAATACAATTTCAGATATAACCTAAAATACAACAAGCAGAATAATACTTATGTCTGGGTTATGGAGGCTGGATCTACTACCGGTATGGATATGAGGGAAATCTGGGAATATATTATGAAAGTCCGTGCTGATGCAGAGGTAGAGCTGAATATTATTATACAAATGCCTAATGAATCCTTTATCAATGAACTAGATTTTGAACACGATACAATACAATCAAAAAGGCTATAATCATGCACATCAATGGAAAACCAGTAACTACAGATGATTTTGTGAAAGCTGGTCTGATCAAAACGCCACACGATTGTCCTCACCCAGAGAACTATCG